AGAGAAAGAACTGGAAATTGATAAGAAGTGGATTGTGTATATTGCCAATGTTAACGATGAATTGGTAGATCAATACGAAGAGATGTTCTCTCCATTGAAAACCCCTAGTAAGAAGTTGATCCTTTGATATGGAATTGAAAGATTGGTTGAATTCAATCAACTTTAACAAGGAGAATATTCTCGATGAGGACCCCACTCTAGCACGAGAATATCCTCCCTTTATTATTAATAAGTGTCTGTCAGGTCACTTGGATTGTGTCTTGTTTGCCAATGAAATGAACAAGTATCATTTCTTGGATAAGGACATGCAATATAATTTTTATATAAATATTCTGAGAAAGAAGAAAAGATTCTCTCCTTGGCTTAGAAAAGAGAAGGTATCAGATTTAGAGTATGTAAAACGTTATTATGGTTATAATAATGAGAAAGCATCTCAAGTACTGAAAATTCTGTCTAATGAACAAATTGAATTTATCAAACAACGACTTGACACTGGTGGAACGAAATGACCCAAACTGTTGAACCTCAGGTAACTTGGTCTCAAGAAAAAATGGTTGAGATCAGGTTGAATGAACCTGATGACTTTCTCAAAGTAAGAGAGACTCTGACTCGTATTGGTGTAGCTTCTAGGAAAGAAAAGAAGTTGTATCAGTCATGTCATATCCTGCATAAACAGGGTAAGTATTACATTGTTCACTTTAAGGAACTGTTTGCCTTAGATGGGAAATACGCTAACCTTACTATTAATGATGTTCAGCGTCGGAATCGTATTACTAAGCTTCTTTCTGATTGGGGACTCATTACGATCTTGAACGAGGATTCGATTATTGACATTGCACCTCTGAATCAGATCAAAGTTCTGTCGTACAAAGACAAGCAGGACTGGACTTTGGAACAGAAATACAACATTGGTAAAAGAGGAAAATCCGAAGAAGGAGAATAAATAATACGTGTCTTTCGTGCGGCACACTCTACAATCGGAACACCCTATAAAGAGATACGGTTTTTACTGTATCTCTTTTTTTCGTTTTGTGGTTAAATAGTATTGGACGCCTTCGGGGTCCACACAACACAATCTCGCTTTAAAAGGAGAAGTCACATGACACTAGCAAAGTATAATGCTGCCAATTTGGATCAGCTGATGGATCGGATTGCAAAGAATTCGATTGGAATGGATGAATACTTCGACAGAGTTTTTAACACATCTGTACATAATTATCCACCTTATAATGTAATTCAGGTAAATAGTACTGAAACAAGACTAGAAATTGCACTAGCAGGATTTAAGAGGGAACAGGTTCATGCTTACACCGAGTATGGAAAACTTTTTGTCAGGGGGGAAAAGGAAACATCTGATGAAGAGGGATCGTTTATCCACAAGGGATTGGCTCAAAGAAACTTTGAAAGATCCTGGACACTCGCTGACGACACTGAGGTCTCCAACGTCGTATTTGAGGACGGACTTCTTACAATAACCCTTACAAAGGTTATTCCAGAACATCATCAGCGTAAGGATTATCTCTAAATACTATTGAATATCGTCGTCGCTGACGGGGAGGTAACTGGCACAATCCAGTTTGACACCTCCCTTTTTATTGGTATAATTATCTCAAGAAAAACTGTAAAAAAATGAGTGTAAAACTTTTGCTCCTAAAATCTGGAGAGGATGTTGTCGCAGACGTTCAGGAAATGGTGGTCGAAGAAAAGGTAGTTGGTTATTACCTTAAATATCCTTGTCGTGTCAATCTTGTAAGTGATCTGACAGAGACTGAGGGATCTTCTAGGGTTCCTTCAAAGATTCAACTTCTTCCGTGGATGCCACTGAGTAAAGAAAAGATGATCCCTGTGGTATCTGACTGGGTTGTGACTATCACTGAACCTATTGAACAACTTTCTAAAATGTATGCTGACGGAGTAGAGAAATATGAACAACCTAAAAATTCTGATTCTAACAACTGATAAAGTTATTCTGACTCAGATTGAGGAGGTAACCACTGATCTAGGAGAACCTGATTGTAAATTGATTGAACCATTTGAACTGAGTGAGGATGGTACATTGTCTCCATGGTTGGTTGACCTTACGAGACAAAATACGTTCATGATCCATTCCGATAAGATCTTGACTATCGTAGAGCCTAATAGTAAACTGATCGAGAAGTACGAAGACCTGGTTAAATGAGATTTTATACGAATGTCCAGGTCGTTGGCAACAACTTCCTGGTTCGTGGATATGAAAACGGACAAAGTGTCACTTTTAAAGAAGAATACTCTCCCACTTTGTTTGTTAAATCAAATCGAGAGACTGAGTATCAGACTTTGGAGGGTGAAAATGTAGAAGCCATTCAACCAGGTACGGTAAGAGATTGTAGAGAATTTTACAAAAAGTATGATGATGTAGATGGATTCAAGATCTACGGTAATGACCGTTATGTATTCCAATACATCTCTGACAAATATCCTGAAGATGAGATCAAGTTTGACATCAAGAAGATTAATCTTGTAACGATCGACATCGAGGTTAAATCTGAGCAGGGTTTCCCTGATCCAGAGTCTTGTTCTGAGGAGTTGTTAACCATCTCCATTCAAGACTATGCGACTAAAAAGATTAGGACTTGGGGTAGGAAACCTTATACTCCTACACAGGAGAATGTGACTTACTATCACTATGAGAATGAAGTTGATATGATCAACTCGTTCTTATTTCATTGGAACACAAATCCTCCTGAAGTTGTGACTGGTTGGAACTGTCGTCTATATGATATCCCATATCTCTGTGGTCGTATTGATCGGATCATGGGAACTAAGAAGATGAAACTTCTTTCTCCCTGGGGTATCATCAGTGAAGAAAAGATTACGATCATGGGTCGTGAGTTTAACACCTTTGACATCGCGGGTGTTACAACCCTGGACTATTTGGAACTGTATAAGAAGTTTACTTACACAAACCAAGAGAGTTATCGACTGGATTATATTGCTCAAGTTGAACTTGGTCAGAAGAAACTTGACCACAGTGAGTTTGATACCTTCAAAGATTTCTACAATGGTAACTGGAAGAAGTTTGTAGACTACAACATCATTGACGTGGAACTTGTTGACCGTTTGGAAGACAAGATGAAACTGATTGAGTTGGCATTGACCATGGCATATGACGCCAAGGTGAACTTTGTCGATGTGATGTATCAGGTTCGTATGTGGGATACGATTATCTACAACTATCTTAAGAAGAGAAACATTGTGATTCCTCCTCGCGACCGTTCAGAGAAGTCTGAGAGGTATGAAGGTGCGTATGTGAAACAACCTGTCCCTGGTGTCTATGACTGGGTGGTGTCGTTTGACTTGAACTCTCTGTATCCTCACCTGATGATGCAGTACAACATCTCTCCTGAGACACTGGTAGAGGAGAAACACCCATCTGCAACCATCGATAGGATCTTGAATAAAGAGATCACTTTCGAGATGTACAAGGACTATGCTGTCTGTGCCAACGGTGCAATGTTCCGTAAGGACATCAAAGGGTTCATGCCCGAACTGATGGAAAAGATGTATGCAGAACGTAAGATCTTCAAGAAGAAGATGTTGGCTGCAAAACAAAAGTTGGTTGATATTGAAAGTCAACTCAAGAATCGTGATGACCCCATGCTGGTAAAGATGAAAGGTCAGGCAGTCAAAGATATTGCCAAGTTCAACAACTTCCAGATGGCTCGTAAGATTGCACTGAACTCTTGCTATGGTGCAATTGGCAACCAATACTTCCGTTTTTTCAAACTTGCAAACGCAGAAGCCATCACACTCTCAGGACAAACATCCATTCGTTGGATTGAGAATAAGGTAAATGGGTATCTAAATAACCTGTTACAAACGGAAGAAGTAGATTATGTCATTGCATCTGACACTGACTCAATCTATATTAATTTTGGACCTGTTGTTAATAAATTTCTTAGTTCTAAGTCTGGCGACAAAACAACAGTTGTCGGCCTACTTAATAAGGTCTGTGAAGAGAAACTGGAACCATTTATCGAGAAGAGTTACCAGGAACTCGCGACGTATGTGAACGCCTATGACCAGAAGATGCAGATGAAACGGGAGAACATTGCAGACCGTGGAATCTGGACAGCAAAGAAGAGATATATTCTCAATGTCTGGGATAGTGAAGGTGTTCGTTACTCAGAACCTAAACTCAAGATTATGGGTATTGAGGCGGTGAAATCATCGACTCCTGCTCCTTGTCGAACAATGATTAAGGATGCACTGAAGTTGATGATGAATGGTACAGAAGATGATGTCATCAAGTTCATTGATGATGCAAGAACGAAGTTCAACAACTTACCTCCCGAAGAGATTGCATTTCCCCGTTCAGTATCTGATGTAAAGAAACATAAGAGTCACTCTACGATCTATGCAAAGGGTTCTCCCATTCATGTTCGTGGTGCTCTTCTATATAATCACTACATTAAAGAATATGGTCTCCAGAACAAATACTCTGAGATCAATAATGGTGAGAAGATCAAGTTCATCTATCTCAAGAAAGCCAACCCAATCAGAGAGAATGTGATTTCATTCATCTCAGAATTTCCACGGGAGATTGGTGTTGACAGATATATCGATTACGAACTACAATTCAACAAAGCTTTCCTTGAACCGCTCAAGACTATTCTTGATGCAATCGGATGGAATGTTGAGAAGACTGTAAACCTAGAACTATTTTTTGGCTGATGGATTTTTTAGCAGACATTGTAAAAGAGATCGGAGATGACTACACAAAACTTGCCGCAGACATCGACGACTCAGAATCATATATGGACACAGGTTCGTACATCTTTAACGGACTTGTTTCAGGTAGTATATTTGGTGGTGTATCTGGGAATAAGATTACTGCCATTGCTGGTGAGTCTTCTACTGGCAAGACTTTCTTTAGTCTCGCTGTGGTTAAGAATTTTCTGGATAGTAATCCTGACGGTTACTGTCTGTACTTTGACACTGAAGCAGCAGTTAATAAATCTCTTCTTGAGAGTCGTGGTATTGACCTAAGTCGTCTAGTTGTTGTGAATGTCGTAACAATTGAGGAGTTTAGATCCAAAGCACTAAGAGCTGTTGATATATACTTAAAAAAACCTGTCGATGAACGCAAACCATGTATGTTTGTGTTAGACTCCTTGGGTATGTTATCAACTGAGAAGGAGATCACTGACGCATTGAATGACAAACAGGTAAGAGATATGACTAAATCTCAACTAGTCAAAGGTGCATTCAGAATGTTGACTTTGAAGTTGGGTCAAGCAAACATTCCAATGATTGTAACCAATCATACCTACGATGTTATCGGTTCTTATGTTCCTACAAAAGAGATGGGTGGAGGCAGTGGCCTTAAGTACGCCGCTTCTACTATCATATATCTCTCAAAGAAAAAAGAAAAAGATGGAACAGAAATCGTTGGAAACCTTATCAAGGCAAAGACTGCTAAGTCGCGTCTGAGTAAAGAGAACAAAGATGTCACAGTTCGTCTCTACTATGATGAGAGAGGACTGGACAAATATTATGGTCTGTTAGAACTTGGAGAAATTGGTGGTCTGTGGAAGAATGTAGCAGGTCGGTATGAGATTGATGGTAAGAAGGTTTATGCCAAGGCCATTCTGAAAGACCCTGAGACATACTTCACCCCTGAGGTGATGGAACAGTTAGATCAAATTGCACGGAAAGAATTTAGTTATGGAGAGAGTTGAATTTCTTGTTCTCAAGAATCTACTACACAATGAAGAGTTCCTAAGAAAAACAATTCCCTTTATCAGATCAGAATATTTCCAAGATCATAATCAGAAGATTGTGTTCGAGGAGATTGTTGGTTTTGTGAATCAATACAATGAGACACCTACACAGGAAGTCCTGAGTATTGAGATTGAAAAGAGGAATGATATCAATGAACAGTCATTCAAAGAGTTGGTTCACTTGGTCAGTAACTTGACTGAGGAACCACAGGAGTTTGAGTGGTTATGTGACACCACAGAGAAGTGGTGTAAGGAACGTGCAATCTATCTTGCTCTGATGGAGTCGATTCAGATTGCAGATGGTCAGGATGACAAGAAGTCTCCTGATGCAATTCCCTCTATTCTGTCTGATGCACTTAGTGTCAGTTTTGATAATCATGTGGGTCACGATTATCTGAATGATTATGAAGAACGATTTGAGTTGTATCACAAGAAGGAGAACAAGATTGAATTCGATCTTGAGTACTTCAATAAGATCACTAAGGGTGGTCTACCTAACAAGACACTAAACATTGCTCTTGCAGGTACAGGTGTAGGTAAGTCTCTGTTCATGTGTCACATGGCATCATCTTGCCTTCTTCAGAATAAGAATGTCTTGTACATCACTTGTGAGATGGCAGAAGAGAAGATTGCGGAACGTATTGATGCCAATCTTCTGAATGTAAATATTCAAGATATTACTGAACTACCCAAACAGACTTTTGAGAAAAAGGTGACAAACCTCGCACAAAAGACTCAGGGTACTCTTATAATCAAAGAATATCCAACCGCGACTGCACACAGTGGACACTTTAAGTCACTTCTTAATGAACTTGCACTTAAGAAGTCATTTAGACCTGACATTATTTTCATTGATTACCTTAATATTTGTGCTTCCTCTAGGTATCGGGGAGGCAGCAATGTTAATTCATATACGATTATTAAGTCTATTGCAGAAGAACTTAGAGGACTGGCTTGTGAGGCAAACGTCCCTATCGTATCTGCCACGCAGACCACTCGTTCTGGTTATGGTAGCTCTGATGTCGAGCTTACTGATACTAGTGAGTCCTTTGGACTCCCTGCTACTGCTGATCTTATGTTTGCCCTTATTTCTACCGAGGAACTTGAATCCTTGGGACAGATACTGGTGAAACAATTGAAGAACAGATACAACGATCTGAGTATCTACAAGAGATTTGTTGTTGGTATTGATCGTGCTAAGATGAGACTGTTTGATTGTGAACAAGTCGCACAGAATGATCTTCTTGACAATAAACAAGAAGAGGAGTATACTTACGATGATAAACCAAAGAAATCCTTTGAAGGATTTAAGTTCTGATATGGGACTTACGACAAGAGAATTACAATCTAAACTTGTAATAAATGAACCTGCTCACTATTTTGAAGTGAGAGATACAAGAGGTAATAGGTATTGTCATTGTGGGTCTGAAAAATACGCACAAGAAATCTGTGAGAGAAACTGGGCATATGATTATACCTATGTTAAAATATACTTTCCTCCTCAAGAAACTGTAGATGTTTCTCACACAACAATACCTGGTGATCCCGAGTTACCACCTCAACAAATTTTACCTGATACTCAACAAGAACCATTTAACCCATGACTTTTACTATGTCTCAAAATAAAATTGATCCTCAAAAATATATTGAATTTGTCCGCCAGACCACAAGTCAACCAAGTCTAGACTGGCCCA